CTTCTATCAGCATGCGGCATAACAAATTTAGTTGGATTACCATTGTCTGTTTGACGTATTTGTACTTGGACACCAAAAGTAGGACTTTTAGATTTAAAATATAAATCAACGCTAGTCAAATATACACCAGCAACACCATTTTCTGGTTCATTAACATAAAAAGTTTGTGCAATTGGTTTCATTTCTTTACCTTCTTAAGAATACTTTATATTTAGCACTATCTTATTCACCATCATCATCGTCATCATCATCATCGTCATCACAAGAATTATCTGTAGCATCGCAACCACAACCATCATCGTCGTCGTCGCCATACCAGCCACCACTTTCATAACCTGCGCTAATTATATTTCCATTAGAATCTTGCCATTCCACAATTAATTGTGGACCTATACCAGGTACATATTTTTTAACTGGTGTACCTATTTCTACTACAATATTATCTGTATTAATAGTATTTGTTAATGTTTGTTCTTGTGTAACTTCATGAGATACAAGTATTGGTTCTCTAGTATTTAAAATAGAAGAACCTTTAGCTATCGACAGTTTACTTGCATAATAAGTAGCAGTTCCTTGTGTTGTTATAGCATTAGAACCAGTTGTTAAATTATCTACATCACAAAGCATGAAAGTTAATTCAGTAGCTTGGAATTTATTAGGTGGGATAAGGAAGTATCCGATAATAGAACCATCGCTACCAATAATTAATGGATCACCATAATTAGTTTTCATAGAAGCTGGTTTACACCATTCAGTAATATTGATATTATTGAAATATGCATAAACTCTAGCACCAGGCTTCATACCAACAGCGGTAAATTGTATTCTTGTTGATGAAATGTAAGGTAATATATTTACGTCTGTTACATATGTTCCAAGATTAATTTTTGTGTCATTGTAACCAGCTATATCAAGTTGAGTGCCAGTTTGTTGCTGTGTAGTTGAAACTGTTGAAGTGGTTCTTTGGGTATATGTTTTTGTTACATTACCAACGTTGTCTGTAGTTGAACTGTTTAAAGTTCTTGTCGCCGCAGCGCCTACTGCATAAGTTTGATTTACAGTTGTCCAATTACCCCACTGCGTACCCCATGCTTTCTGCAAATTAATCCAATTAGCAGAAAGATCTAAACTACCAACTACGTCTGGAGCTGTTGTTAGATCAGAACCAGTTTGATAATTCGGATCTAAAGTAATACCAGTTTTCCAAACAAATATATTTCCTTCAATACAATTTCTATATTTGCTTGCATAATTTTGAGAAATATAAGATACTTCATCATAATCTAAAATTACTAATGGTCCTTTTTTTACTACGCCTGTACTTAAATTTACATTTAATTCAAAAGTTTCTTGTCTTTGATTAAATTTAGGACGTAGTTCTTTTGCTACAGGATCTATAGCTATATTGTAATTTGGATCCAGTGTATCGCCAATATCATGACCAGCAAAAGAATCAACAAGAATACCATTTTTAAATCGGTTTAATCCTGTAGTATCATTTTTTACTAGTAAGGCGGAAGTAGCTTGCTCAAGAAGATTTAATGAAGTATAATACTCCAAGTTATCAATTCTTGTAGCCAAGGTACCAATGTCAGCCATTGTATAGCGTCTATTTTGTGTAATAGAAGTAGAAATAGAATAATCATATCTACCTACTAACTTAGCCTGTTTAGGAGTTAGAGAAGGATATGGAGGAATATTAATAACACCAAGAGTCATTACGCCAGCTGGCTTAATAGGCTGTGTTGGAACAACGCTAGAAACACCTTCAATAATTTTCAATTTGCCCTTGGTATCAATTACTGCAAGGTCTTTTCTTGGTAGATAATGTTCTACATCAGAAATCCAATTTGTATCAATCGTTGGTATATAAGATCCAGAAGATAATAGATCTACTGTTCTTGTTGCTGCAGGATTAATAGTTGCCTGAGTAATATCAGTTGTTACAAGAGCATTATTTGAAAGGTATGGTCTAAAATCAATAGAATCTCTTAAATCATATACGAAAGAGGAAGTTGAAGTATATTTTGGTATTTCTTGTGTATAAATTGATAATAATCTTTCAGCATCACTAGGATTATCATTAATAGGATAAGAATTTGCTGTAAAGAAACCTACGCCCTGCGAACGATCTTGTTTGAATACATCAACATCTACAAGTATTGTAGACATATTATCTATTAAATTAAGCGTATTATTTGTAAGCTTAATACTTCCAAGAGTATAAAAATTATCATTTTGACCATTATTAAAAGTAAACGAACTTGACGAATCATATGTAGTAGTAGAATTAGCATATACATGATTAGTACCAATATAAATGCCGTTGATTTGGTAAATGTCTGGTAATCCTAATGACCATGGTCCAGTAGAATTTGCTGAATTGTTCGAACAATCGATTTTAATCAAAGCGTTTCTTGTAAGATTTTTACGGATAGAAACAGCATCTGATCTAAAAATATCATGATAAACAGTTGTTTGGAGAGTAGCGCCAGCAGAAAGATCTTCACCCAAAGCTAATGTTGCAGTGCTTCCTGTAACCGATATACTTCTATTTGGCTGTGTATAATCGATAGGCACACCAACAATAAAAGCTTTAGAGTGTGTTACGTTTGTCGCTGATGCAACGAAATTTTCTTTTACAGTAAGAGTATTACTACTAGTAACAAGATTTACTACGTGTATTTCACTATTGATTTTAATAAAATCACCAGATCTGTAAGTAGTATCAAATGATGTTGATGTAGACACACCAGAAACCACCTTAGAAGCAGCAACAACGTTTACTGTTCCTGTTTTATTTGATGTGCTTACGTTAGCAGTTGGTATAACAATAAATGATCTTACTTCATCATTATTTAAAGGAGTACCGTTATACAAAAAGCTTTCAGTACCTGTACCTGTTACTGCAGGTAATCCAACAGTCATAGTACCATTATTCAAAATTTGAGCACTAGCTTGATTTCTATAAACGTATTGTGTATTATTAAAACCATCTGGCTTCATAGCCTGTTGGCCAAGTGGGAAAATCATTGTGTCTAGTTTTGGCTGCTCAATAACAGCAATATCCTTTTTAAGAGATGCGTTATAAGTTAGAACAACATCGGCGACAGCCTTTACTGATGACGAATATCTAATAATACTTCTTACATCAGCAAAATTTTTACCAGCATCCATTCTAACATTAGAAAGAAACAATTTATATTCTGAGGTGTTGGTTCCAGTAACTCCTGAATCATACATTACTGCTTTTACAACAGCTGTACCAATTCTAGTTGTTGTAGAATAACCAACACCAACAAAAGCTCTCGTTGAGATACTAGTTTTTGCTATGTTGTGTAATTCAACTACTGCTAAATGTTCTGTATCAAAATCACCACAGTACTCATTAATATAAACGTAGTTACCATAATTTGCACTGACAGTTTGATTACTGATTACTTCAGTATCAGTACCTTTTCTTAAAAGTGTTTTGATATTATTAATAAATTCAACTCTATAACCTTCTACGTATCCTAAACCTCTAGAACTCACAAGGTTATTGTAATCATGATATTTTGAGTCTGTGCTTGGGCGAGGCTCTGTAGAAAGTAAGAATGGAGAAACAATAAAATTACCATTTGTTTCATAAGTTCTTTGAGCTAGCTGTTTACCAAGAATATTATATTCTGGAGTATTTCTGATAGAAATTGGCACTCCATCAACAAAATCAACTAGAGAGAAAAATGAAAATTCGTTTGTAAGCGCAGAAGTAGGAGTAGTATATAACGTTGGGTTAAGTTGAAGACGATGAGCGCCAGGAGCAGCATAGTTTGGAGCGCCAGCGGCATTATCAAGCAACGAAGTGTCCGATTCAGGAGTGATGATATTTTCAACTGAATCGAAGCCAACAGACACATCTGTTGGAGAATTATTATATTTCGAAACAATTAATGTTTGTGGGCGTACGTTAACAAAAAATCCTTTTTGAAAAATTACGCCTTGAGTAGTTGTGAAAGCGTAACCTTTACCCGTAGAATTTGCAACTGTTGGAATTGATACGCGACCAACAATAGCTGTAGTATTACTAATTTGATCATTAGATGAAATTGTTATCGAATCATTATTTGCAAATGTAGACTGCGGAGAACCATTGGCAAAAGTTCCTACATTCAAATATTTCAAATAGATAGTATTAAGATCTGGATCCTGAGAAGAATAACCAACTACAGTATTAACAATAATACCTTTTAGTCCATTAGAATTATATACGTATTTGTCTTGAAAATCTGAAATAGTAAAGGCATAACCATTAGCATAAGTGTCATTGATTTTTACGTATTCATAGTTGTTATCAAAAGTAAACGAACAACCTTCTACTACTGAACCTTCTGTGAAGATGTGTCGACCAAATTTATCAATTTGATCTTGCAAAATAGTTTGCATCTGATTGAGCTCGCGAGTTTGTACAGCCGTACCTGGCCTATACAGGACTCTGTAAAAATTCTTATCAGAGCTGAAATCGTCATAATAAGGACTACGAGATAGGTCTGTTTGTAATGCCATATTTTCCTCTAAAACTTAATAACCAAGTTAATTTTTTCTTTTGTCGTGCTAGATCTAGTTACAGGAGCGACATTTTCTAAGTAAACAACAGAACCGCTATTTCTAACAAGGTCAGGATATATTATTGTTGATAGGATTTGATTTCTACCAACTGAACCGCTCTGATTACCAACAAATGGGTATACGCCAGATTGGAACTTA